CACCCCACCGAGATTTAACCCGCCAGACAGCCGAAGGATTTGAAGCCAAGCGAATCTCTACCGCATACAAAGACGATGGATCAGTTGCATTGCAATGGGTTATCCAAGAGCCACATAAGCGCGATATGCGGGCGAAAATAGAAGCCCTACTGGATGGCTTAACCGATGACTTAAAAGGGCTTAAAAAGCCACAAAAGCCGCCTAAAGAGGTAGATGAAGATTATTGCGCTATGTATCTTATAGGCGACCACCATTTTGGGATGCTTGCAGACTCAGATACCAAGTTAGATGACGATGATTGGGATGTGAAGATAGCGACTAAGATTCTTGTTAACGCTACTGATCGACTAACCAAGAGAGTTGGTAACGCACACACTGGAGTTTTGGTAAATGTGGGAGATCTATTTCATGCAAATTCTGGTGATAATAAGACTACTGCGGGAACACCGGTAGACGTTGATACGCGCATTGGCAAGACGTTTAAGTTAGCAGGGCGTATGTTTCAGACACTTATTGATAAGATGCTAGAGACACATCAGGAAGTTGTTGTTATTAACGTAAGAGGCAACCACGATTCAGATATGGCCTGTCACCTGTCTAGTTGCTTAGAATTACTATACGACAAAGAGCCTAGAGTAGATGTGCTTAAAAACTACTCAAAGTTTCTGCACTGGGAATGGGAGAATAATTTATTTGTCTACCATCATGGTGATAGAATAAAGCATGAGCAGATTTTACAGGCAGTGATAACTAATCTAGATGATGAATGGTCGAAGTGTAAGAATCGCTATTGTCATTTAGGGCATATTCACCACCACATGAGCAGAGAAGTCGGCTCTATGCAGTTTAGCCATTGGGGTAGCCTAACAGCAACCGACCAGTGGCATTCTGATTCAGGCTACGGAGCAGAGCGTTCTATGACTGCTATTGTTTACCACAAGCAGTATGGCGAAGATTCCAGAGTCAAAATTAACGTGGATGCGGTTAAATGAGCAAAATAATAAACTTTCCAGATGGTGGCGATGATGATAATTCAGGAGATATTACAGTTAATAAAGAGTATTGTTCTACTTGTGGGGGCGGCCTTGAGTTGTGGACTTCTACTGATCTTGTGGCTTATGGTGTTTGCCCTCGTTGTGATCTGGGAGTTGGTACACAGCCCATTATTCTTGTATCGAGTACTGAGCATTAAATGGCAAAGCGCAAAAAAGCAACAGTAGCCCAAGAGGTAGAGAAAGCCGCCAAGCTATTACAGCGTTACGTAAGGCTAAAAGCATCTGATGATAATGGATACTGCACCTGCGTAACCTGCGGCAAGGTAGATCATTACAAGGCGATGCAAGGCGGTCATTTCTACAGCAGACGACATACAGTGTTTAAGTTATTCGAGGAAAATATTCACGTTCAATGCCCTGCCTGTAACCAGTGGGGAATGAAAACCACTAAGATACAAGAAGCCTACCGCATCTATATGGAAGATATGTATGGTGCTAGACGAGTCAGGGCGATGCAGAAACTAGCATGGCGGCCAGCACCTAAGTTTGACAGGTTAGAGGTCATAGAATTTCAAAAGGAATTGAAAGAAAAAATCAGGGATGAGGAGTACAGAATAGGCGAATATTAAAAAAATTAGCCTAAATGTATAAAAAGTGTTTGACAATGTATAATGTTTCATTTACTCTGGGTACATATTAATCAAACAGAGAGAGAAATACACATGAACAAAGTTACTGAAATTGCAATAAGCATGGCCGAGGAACAATCAGATAGAAAAGGTGTTGTTGATTTTTACGAGATTGAGTTTTGGATAAACTTTTACGCCTTAACTGATAGAGAGGCAGAGTGCGCCACTAAGTATATTGAGCGTAATTATGAATGCCTTTACTGGAACGATCAGGCTAAAGCCGCTACTGAAAGCGGAAAGCCAAATCTAAGAAGCCTGACAGTATAATCTAATCGCCCCCGAAAGGGGGCAACTAATCAAACTGGAGAGAACAATGAACGACTTATACCAAAAAACTTATATGGATTTAAACGAAATCAAAAAGGTTAAAAGGGATTACAAGCCAATGTTAGCCGCAGTAGCTTTATTCGCTATGTATGTATTTGTATCAACTATGGATTACCAAGACTGCTTGCGAGGTGCTATGTCATGCTAAACACATTATTTGATGACTTTATTTGGGAGCATATTGACGTTATCCATTATCAAGAGGATTCGCGTTTAAGCGACTTTAGCGATGCGGATAAGGATAAGGCAGTACACCTATGGCTAAACAGCCACAGAACGTGGTTAGAGGACATCTACCCTGTATCATTCGGCAGAAGCGTAGGCAAGATTGCTACAGATATGCTATTTGGTAAGAAGCCAAACCACAGCAAGCTAATATCTAACCTGTTTATTGCAATGGCAGAAGATTGCCCTGATGACTATGGTCGCGATGAGCAGTGGTGGTCAGAAGCATTAGAGATACACCTAGACACTATAGTTAATCTAGGCAACTTTGCTGACGACCTTAGAGACAGAATCTACCTGTACCTAGAGCCAGCTATCGAGGACTATGTTTGGGATAGAGCGGCAAACCTAGTTGCTGAAGATGCGAGGTAACGCTATGAGTAATAAAGAAGAATGGGAAAGATTACGCGACCAATACCCACCATTGGAGATAGAGTTTGACAAGGAAGAACGCACAGCGTTTGATCGATGGGTTGAGGGAATGGGATATGATGGTATTATACAAATAACAGGGGTAGACAATGACAAAGACAAAACAAGCAGTTAAAGAGGTAAACAGAATGGCAGATATAGCGATTTTAAAATCAAAAGTTAAAGGTTATGTATCAGATGCAGTTAAGTGGCTAGATGGCGAGTTCTACGGCCACAAGCGAGGTAAGCTGATATTTGTAGCCGCCATTGTAATCATGGCATTAGTACAAGTTTCATAGTGTGAAACCCTAGAGTAGCGGGCATCCTCCTGCCTGATTAGCCAGCTTGGTTCACTGGTGCTACGAAACGAACCATTACCTATACGCATAACCATCATAACTAAATAGCAGTAGAACCTACCTAACAGCCTCTCTATAATCCCGCCTTAACTACCGAGGCATCCAATGAAAACCATCCTAATATTCGCAATTATTGCGCTAACTCTTATCGCCATTGACGACCTAGCAGGAAGAAGAACCACCACCAAAGAGCAACAAGAAAACTAATTGCTTGACTGTCAAACATAAGTTATGATTCTAAGTCATAGAAACTAATGCCAATGGCAAGGTACAGCTATGAACTTAGGTCTAAGTATGAGAGTATCAGAATGTGAGGAGAACGGTTGGTTCGATCTGTTGTCTAAGCTAGACGAGATAACACAGAGCCTAATCGACAATCCAAGCGCAGGGCATCAAATCAAAACAGCACTAGTATTCTGGAAAGATGCAGTAGACTGTCGTGCTAAAGGTTTGCCGCCAGAAGAAGATGATATAATAATCAAAAATCCTATTATGAATGTCAGAGAGGCATTCGGAGCAGATATGTAAATGGGAAGACCCAAATGGATACCTGATGCAGAGATATGCGCTAGAGCCTCAGAAATGGCTTCTAGGGGATTAACTGTTGCTCAGATAGCTGATTGTCTAGGGGTAGCTGAATCTACTTTATATAAGAAACAAGACGAATATGTAGATTTTATGGATGCTATAAAAAGGGGTAGAAGTAAGGGAATGGATGAGATCACCAATGCGTTGTTTGAAAAAGCAAAGGCAGGTGATAATACATCTATGATCTTTTACCTTAAGACAAGAGACAGAGAGAACTGGGGCGAGCAATACGTTGAACCAGTCAAAGAGATACCACCTATTAATATAACTGTTCACCCAGATGCAATTAACAAAGCCTCAGAGTGAGATATTCTGTTCACCCTCTAGGTTTAGAGCGGTAGTAGCAGGTAGGCGATTCGGCAAGACGTTTCTCTCAACAGGAGAGATTCTAAGAGCCGCTATTGGGGGTGCTAATAGAAACTGTTGGTATGTAGCTCCTACCTATGGAGCGGCCAAAGAGATTGCTTGGGATATGCTTATTCAAACTATCCCAGAAGAATACATAGCCAAGACTAATGAAACATCCTTAACCATTAGGTTGATTAACGGATCGGTCATAAGCCTAAAGGGTGCAGAGAAGCCTAACAACTTACGAGGCAGGGCGTTAGACTTTGTAGTGCTAGATGAGTTTGCAGATATGCGGCCAGAAGCATGGAATGAGGTTCTAAGACCCTCTCTATCGGATAGGCAAGGTCATGCACTGTTTATCGGTACACCTAAAGGCAGAAACCATTTCTATGATCTATGGGCTAGTGGCTTAGATGGCGCAGATGGTTGGGATAGCTTTCAGTACACAACCTTACAAGGCGGCAATGTACCACAGCATGAGATAGACCAAGCCAGAAACGATTTAGATGAACGCACTTTTAACCAAGAATATTGCGCTGAATTTGTTACTTACAGCGGTTTGATATATTATGCCTTTAGTAGGGAACTATCCGTTATCAATGTAGACGATAATGGTGGTACACTACACATTGGTATGGACTTTAACATCGATCCTATGAGTGCTGTTGTATGCTTACGGCATGGGCAAGACTTACAGGTTATTGATGAGCTAGTTCTATATGGATCAAATACAGATGAGGTTGTTGCTGAGATAAAGGATCGTTATCCTAATCGCAATATCATTATCTACCCTGATCCAGCATCAAGACAGCGCAAAACAAGTGCTG